CATCGTCTGCATGTTCACGCCTGCCCGCTCAAAGTTGGCGAACATCGCAGCGGCGTAGTCAATGTTCAGCCCAAGCGTTCTGAGCGGTGAGCCAAACTTCTGGATGTTGTCCGCTATTTCGCTCACGCTGGCACCGGACTTCTGGCTTAGCCGAAACAGGCCGTCGAGTGCCCCGGTCTGCTTCTTGACCGGCACTTCCCAATCCACGAACGCCCTAGCCACTGACTTGATGTTTCCCTCGAGGTCTGTGCCTGTGATGTTGGAGAGGTGGAGCATGTTCTCCGCCATTGCTTCAAGCGGCTTCCCGGAAAGACCCAGGCGGGTATTCAGGTCCGCTACGGCTGTGCCGACTTCCTTGAAATCGTTAGGGACTGTCCTGGCTACTTCCTTGAAATTGCCTTTGAGCTTTTCTAGCTCCCTGCCCGTCGCTCCCGTGCCTACTCGGATGGTGTCGTAGGCTTCGTCGAATTGTTTGGCTAGGTCATAGAGCTGCTTGCCCGCCACAACAGCGACCGCACCCACAGCAGCGATGCCAGCCCCGCCCTTGCCAATCTTGCCCAAGGCACCACCGGAGATGCCGGCCTGAGCCGCCATGGTCTTCATCTGGGCATTGACCGCCGCCAGCTGCGCCTGTGCCTGCGCGGTTGTAGCGGTGACCAGGATGTTCAATGAAGTCTGCGACAACTAGACCAGCTCCTTTCGACTAACTAAAAACAGGCGAGCCGATCAACGACCCGCCTGTTTTGCTTCCTCTGCTTGACGCATCCTGTTTCGAGCGGCAAAAAACTCAGGCCACATCACGCACAACTCATGTGCCGACATTGACTCTCCGATTTCTCGGACGCTCTTGCCCAACTCCAGGGCTAGTTCATGAAGAAACAGCGGGTCCGGTACTCCCGGCGCTAGTTCCATCGTCCACCACTGGCCCGACCTGGCTCGCTCCGCTGCTCGGAAATGTGGCCTTCGCTTCCGTGATGGCCTCCTTGTCCAAGCCGCTCAGCTCGTCAATGGCCTCAATGACCTTCTTGAAGGCAGGGCCGCAGTTCTTGGCGAACTGTTCTGCTTCCTCAAAGGTGGCAAGGGCGGGATCTACCAGCCCGTGCTGAGCCTGAATCACCTCGAGCTTGGCGGTGTTGACTCTGGCAATCTGCTCACCGCGTGCGGTGGTGGTCATTTCCAGAGCTTCGGAAGAAGCCTGGTTGCTGTAGGCGGCAGAGAGCCCCTGAACTACGACGCTGCCGCCGATGCTCGGGAGTTCTACTTCCTTGGTGCTGATGTCGGACGCCTTGAGAAGGGCTTCCTTGGTGAGTCTCGGCATAGCGAGTCTCCTTTCGGTTGGTGGCTGGGTACAGCCGGTGGCTAGGGGAGCGGGCGGGTGCCCGCCCCCCGTTACTCATGGATCAGGTGGTGCCCCGAACGAGGCCAGCGGTGCCGGCGTTGTTCACGGTGATCGAGGTGGTGTTCGCATCACCCACGGCACCCTGAAGCGGGCTGTAGGTGAAGAGGCGACCGGTCATGGTGTACTTCGGGTTCGTCGCTGAGACAACGGCGCTGGTCGGCCTGATCTCAACGCCGAAGGTGCCGCCCGTGGTGTAGAGCGGGTGAAACACGGAGTCGACCGAACCGGAGGCGTGGTCCTGAAAGACCTCGAGCTGGACTGAGGCGGTCTTGAGCCCCTGGCCGTACTCGCGGTATGAGCTGGGACCAAAGCCCGTGAACTCAACTTCGTCTGCGCTGTCTTCGATGGTGACGCTCGACACGTGGGTGGAGAGGTTGGTTCCGTCCACTACTACGTATGCGTCACGCAATACCTGCTTTGCCATTTGCTACTCCTTGTCGCTCTTGGGCGTAGTGCCCTTGTTTGAGGCGTCCTTGAGGACGCGGGTTATGGACCCGCGCTCCAAGAGCCGGGATTCCGTTTCCTTGTCAAGCACCGCTGAGAACACGGCACCCGGTTCGTTGCCGAGCACCGGAAGTGCTCCGCTCACGCGGTACTGAGACATATGGCCTTTCGTTAGTCGGGCTAGGAGGTCACGATCCGAAACAGCAGACCGTGGTGGCGATAGGTTTGATCTCCCTCAGCTTCGAGGTAGTCAATATCGCCTGTGGGAAAAATGTCTTGGATGGTTCGACCGCTTGCCGTGATGGTGCCGTTGGTCAGCGCCGTTGCGACGGCGTTCCTGATTCCTTCGGCGCGGTCAGAAGTCGTGTTGCGGTCCACAGCCTTGACCATCCAAGTCTCGGCCTCAAACGCAACCTGGTTGAACGAACGGGTGCGGGCGTTGGACTGCTTGCTCAAAATGATGTACGGGTATGCCGCGTTTGGCGGTGCCTGCCCGTGAAAGATTGACGTGCTGGTGGCAAGCAGGGTAGTCACAGAGCTTGTGGCCGTCAGTTTGGCGTAGAGCCCTTTGCGGATTGCTGTGCTCATCCTTCTGCCAGCTCCTTCAGTTTCGCATCCACGGCCTTCTCGATCTCTTCGCGGCGCTCATCAAGTGCGGGACCAAGGAAAGGTCTAGGTGGGTCGTTGTGGACCGAGCCGTATTCGACCATGTGGGCATAGGGCACGTCGTACTTGCCGCTGGTGGATCTGGCGTCTGCCACGACCCGGTATCCGCGCTGGCCTCTCAGGTCGGACTCGACGACCTCAATGGAGTCGGCCAAGTTGCCGGTGTTACGTGGGACAGCCTGCCTTGCCGCGTTAGCTATGTCCTCAGTCTTCTCACGCATGATCTCGGCAACCTCGTCGCTGATGCCGCTGGCAATGTTGTCCAGCTCGGAGTTCAGGGTGACGTAGGCGACAACCGCGCCGGTGCGTTGAAAGATTGACTTGGCTGGCATTACTCGATCTCCTTGGCTTCGACACGCCGTGAAAGCTCCCAGGTGCGTGGTGCTCGCAAGGCAATAACCGAATAGGTGCCGCCGTCGTACCTGATCTGGGCGTCTGCGGTGATAGCAATGCCTTGCGGAACGGTGAAGATGACTTCCGTTTCAGGCTGGAGCCGGTCGCCCTGCTGCTCTTCGGTGCCGCCAATCGGTGCCACCCGGCAATCGACGGTGCCAGCTGCCGTCCAGGTTGTGGTTCCACCGCCGCCGCCATCACTCACGAAGGCAGAGTTGAAGATGACCGCAGTGCCGGCCAGAGAGTCGGTCAGCACCTCGCGCATTGAGGCAAGTTCGGATTCGGTCAGCATGTGGGCCTCCTATGCGGCAAGTGGTTTCTGCGAAAGCATCCAGTCCAGCGTCAGCGGCACGCCTTCCTCAATCCGAACCTGCGGGCTGTGTCCGAGCTCGGCAATGGCGCGGCGATTGTCCGGCCTCTTGCTTTTGACGTTGTGAACATCCTCGGGCAAATAGCTCACAAGGCCGGGGTCGGCTCCGGTGTGCTCGAGGATCAGGTCGGAGACTTCCTTGACGGCGCGGTAATCGTTGCCGCCGATGTTGTAGACCTCGCCCGGTACGCCGTAGTCCAGCACGTTCGCCAGGGTGGGCGTGAAGTCCGTGATGTACATGAAGGTCCGGTAGTAGCCCTCGTAGACTTCCCACGGGATGTTGTTGAGCGCCCGGTGGCAGAACAAAGCGATCACTGAGCGGTAAGGGTGGTAGTTCTCTCCGGGCCCGTAGGCGTTGAAAAACCGGAGCCTGACTGCTTCCACATCGTGAAGCCGGGTGAAGTTGAGTATCTGTTGCTCGTTTGCCCACTTGCTCAAGGCATATTCGTTGGGCTGGCGAAGCGGGATCTGATGGCTCAGGTCTTCGCTCAAGAGCTTTGCGTCGCACTCGCCGTAGATTTCTGACGTGCTGGCAAAGATCAGCTTGGCTCCGAACTGCTCGCAGAGCAGCAGAACGTTGTGAGTGCCGATCAGGTTGGTGCGCCAGACCTGCTCAAAGTGCCGGTTGCCGTTGTGCCTTCCGAACTCAGCGGCCAGGTGATAGACGGCCTCGGGCTGGTATTCAGCGAAGACCCGCTCAAGCTGGCGAAAGTCGGCAACGTCGGCCCGCATGTAGGTGTCCTGCTCTTGGTCCGCGTGGCGAACGTCGCAGCCAAAGACAGCGTTTCCTCGGTTGGCAAGCTCAAAGGTTAGCGGCACCCCAATGGTGCCCAGGCTGCCAGTGATAAGGACTCTCACAAGATCACCGCCGTGTCTGGCCCGGTTCTGTAGATCAGCACTTCGTCTGCCAGCTCGTCCATCAGTTCTCGGTACTCCTCTACTTCGGCGTCGTGGATTACGACTACCGGGTGGCGGCGGGATAAAACGGCGCGAATGGTTCGGCATCGCTGTTCAGACGTAATGCCGTCGTCAATCAAAATGAGGTCGTAGTTCATCGGGCTCGGGTTGCCCTCGGCCAATACGGTCATTCGCGGGTCGTGGTTGTTGTAGACCAGCTCTTGACGCCAAACCAAGTCTTGCTCCACGACGGTGAGCTTTTTGATGTGCCGACGCGATAGAAAAAGCGGAGTTGAGTATTTGCCTGAGCCGTATTCGAGCACGCGCTCTGGGTGGTAGGTGTTCAGCAGCGTTGTCAGGACGCTCAGGTGGCTGGCGTAAGGGTCACGCATCCGACAGCCCTCGTTCGTAAAGCGCCTGATCGTCGGGGCCGGGTGACTTCCTGCCGGCCATCTCGTGGTGATGGATCAGCCGGAAGTCGTTTCTCAGGACCGTTTCGTAACCGAGCTGCCTGCCTTTGTGGGAGAGGTACACGTCGGTCATGTAGTGGGCCTCGATCATTCGGATCTTTTCGATCTGCTCCCTGCTGACAAAGGGAAGCGGCGTGAAGTCCACAGGGGTCCAGTCGGGCTGAACGTCGCTAAGCAGGCAGCCTGGCG